TCCGAAGGCGTGTCTGGGTATACTCCGCAGGGCTTCCGTCCGTGGCAAGGAACTGCCGGAACTTTTAAGGAAGGCGCTGGAGCGTCAGGCTGCGTCTGCTTAAACGACCAGGGCGGCAGCCGCATGGATGTGACGGAGGATGTCGCGGCAACGCTCCGGGCGGAAAACCACGGACACCCTCCCTGCGTAATGGGGGCGGCAGGTTTTTGTACCGAGCATTCCGCACAGGCAAGGGGCATTGGGTATGAGGAGGAAACTTCTCCCACCCTCCGTGCCGGGACGGTGCCGGCGGCGGTCTATGAGAACCATAGCCAGGATACCAGATACACCGGTCCACTGGAGACAGCGCCTACAGTAATGTCTACCTACGGCATGGGCGGCAACAACCAGCCCTTTGTGGTGGAGACACCCAAGACGCTGAAGATCCGCTCCGGCTGCGATGGCGGCGGTAAAGGTGTGCTGATTCAGGAGAATAAATCTGCCACATTGGGATGCAACAATGACCAGACGGTATTCGTGCCGTTCGTGAAGGGCACCCGCCCCCATTCTCCCGATGAGGGGCAGCAGTGGAGAGCCGCCGATGTAGCGAATACACTGAACACCTACGATGTAGGCGAGGCCCGGTGCAATGAACTGGCGGTCAGGGTGTACGGCATCTGTTCCAAGGACAGCAACGCCATGAAATCCGAGAATCCCAAGAGCGGCTTCTACGAAGCAGAAACTTCCAGATGCCTGGATGCGAACGGCGGCAATCCCGCCTGTAACCAGGGAGGCATGGCTGTGGTGGCGGTGCAGGGTTCCATGATCGGCAGGGCGGACAAAAATGGTCCCCAGGGCAGCGGCGTGAATGAGGATGTGTCTTTTACGCTGGATGCTGCCGACCGCCATGCGGTGGCTTACTGCATGACTACCGGCTCTTACACGCAGGCATTAGAGGAACAATCCCCGACTTTGATGGCGAGGGACTATAAGGACCCGCCTGTGGTGAACGAGACTGAGCCGGAGTATATCGTCCGCAGACTGACGCCTACCGAGTGCGCCCGGCTGCAGGGATTCCCAGACTGGTGGTGCGCCGGTCTTGGGACAGACGAGCCGTCTGAGGAGGAAATCGAGTTCTGGACAGAGGTGTTTGAGACACACCGAAAGATCATGGGAACCTCATCTAAACCGAAAAGCCGCAATCAGGTTATCAAATGGCTGAAAGACCCCCACTCCGATTCCGCAGAATACAAAATGTGGGGCAACGGTGTGGCGCTCCCCAATGTTTACTTCGTCCTTTCCGGCATTGTGTACTACTCACAATTCCCGGAATTTTTGTTGTGACATATTTTGTGCCGGATTCGCTTGCTATTTCCGCTGCTTAGAGTGATGAATGTAGTACCGAAAAACAAGGAGGTACAGAGAATGCGAATTGAATTTCACAGAACAGGCGCGGAAAGGAAGGCACTGGTAACAGCCATTGGAGAAATCCTGGAGGTCAGGCCGAAGTACAAAGGGATGCCAAGCGCCGCTTACGAAATCGACTATTTCACAGTAACGAAGAACGGCACTCTGGAGTTTGATGACCGGGCCGACAGCGAGGAGGTGGAAAACCTGCTGGAGCAGCTTGCCGACCGGGGAATTGTTGCAGCGCCTGCAGAAATGGTGCAGACATGGCTTAATGCAAAGGTGGAGGAATTATCTGAAAAAAGAGAAACCGAGCCACAGGCGGCAAACGTGGGGCTTACGGTGGAAATCCCTCTGGACAAGGTGGCGGTGGGCAACCTCACCAAGCTGCTGGACGCCAAAGGAAATCTGATACGGAAAGCCCTGGGCATCACCGATCTTCGCATTGAGGTTTTGGAAGATCGGGTGGCGTTCCCATGGTTCTCCCAGGTAGATGCGGATTCTGCAGCCGCCTACACCCATTTCATTTCCGCACTTTGCGAGATGAGCAGAAATGCCAAGCGAGTGACGGCGACCGAAAAGCCGGTGGATAACGAGAAATACGCATTCCGCTGCTTTCTCCTGCGGCTGGGCTTTATTGGCAGCGAGTACAAAGCGGAGCGCAAGATCCTGCTGAAGAACCTCTCTGGGTCCTCGGCCTTCAAGAATGGAGGTGCCGGCCATGCGGTTTCCGAGTAAAGATACCGTGGAGCGTATCCGCCGGGACTATCCCGCCGGCACCCGTGTGGAACTGGTGCGGATGGATGATGCCCAAGCGCCGCTCGCCGGTACGCTCGGCACGGTACTCGGTGTGGATGATACCGGTTCCCTCCTCATGCGCTGGGACAACGGCAGCGGCCTGAACGTGGTCTATGGGGAGGACATTGTGAGAAAGGTGGGTGACCGCCGTGCCGAATAACATTCTGAAGGACTTCTTCTATGGGAACATTAATCCGAATGAAAAGCAGTTTGATTGTAATTCGGAGTATGGAAAAGCCGCTGCCGGTCTGGCCGATGAAGAAGAAAAACTCCGATCCATGCTGGATCATGAGACGTCCGAAATCCTTGATAAGATGATTTGCCTGCAAGCCTCCATTACGGGCATGACCGCTGAGGAGTATTTTATTGATGGGCTGCGGACGGGATTCCGGCTGGCTCTCGCTATACTTGATGAAGGAAAAAACGGCTCTCTCACGCCAATTACGGATGGTGGAAAAAGGCTGTAAACTACACAATATCCAGCCGTCATCTTTGTGTAGTATATTATCGGAAATGGCCTTGCTATTATCCTCTTTTAGAGCGAATATGTGTACACCGAAAGGGAAAACACACCAAACGAAAACGGAGGATTTCAGAATGAACGAGAAAACCGCAAGGCAGATTACAGAGATGAAAAAGCAGACCATCGGGGTCGAGGTCGAGATGAATAACATCACCCGCCAGAAGGCAGCCAAGGCTGCCGCCGAGTTTTTCGGCACCGGACGCTACGAGAATACCGCCGGCCGCAACGGATACAGCACCTGGTCGGCCTGGGACGCAGACGGGCGCGAGTGGAAGTTCCAGAAGGATGTTTCCATTGCGGGACCGGATGACCAGAAATGCGAACTGGTCACCCCGATCCTGACCTACGATGACATCGAAACCCTGCAGGAGCTTTGCAGGCAGCTTCGTCACAACGGAGCCAAGAGCGACGCCTCCAGAGGATGCGGGGTCCACATCCACATCGGGGCAAACGGGCACACCCCGCAGAGCCTTCGCAACCTTGCCAACATCATGGCGAGCCACGAAAGCCTGATTGCCGAGGCACTGAAACTGGACCGGGGCCGCATGAGCCGCTACTGCCGCACGGTGGACCCAAGATTCTTAGAGCAGGTCAACCGGAGAAAACCCCGCACAATGGCACAGCTTGCGGATATCTGGTACAACAGCAACGGCGCAAATTACGGCAGAAACCATCACTACAACGACAGCCGCTACCATATGCTCAACCTCCACGCCACTTTTACCAAAGGCACGGTCGAATTTAGGCTCTTCCAGTTTGATGAGCCAACCGCAGAGCGCCGGGGCGGCATCCATGCAGGCCAGCTTAAGAGTTACATCCAGCTTTGCCTGGCCTTAAGCCAGATGGCAAAGGATGTGCGGACGGCAAGCCCCAAGCCCCAGCAGAACGAGAACCCCAAATATGCCATGCGCACCTGGCTCCTCCGCCTGGGCTTCATCGGTGAGGAATTTGCAACAGCAAGGGATTTCCTGACCCGCAACCTGACCGGGGACACCGCTTTCCGGCACGGCAGAGCAGCCGCTTGAAGGAACCGCAGGAGTTAGCCTCCTGCCACCTTATCCCTGACCGCTTCAGCGGTCTTAAGGTGGTAGAAGGGTAACCCCTTCGGAAAGGATGGATACCATGAAAGAAAAAAGATACTACATCGCCTACGGCAGCAACCTGAATGTCCGGCAGATGCGGATGCGCTGCCCTCACGCCACGATCCTCGGCACGGCAAACCTCAAGGATTGGGAACTGCTTTTTAAGGGGAGCCGGACCGGCTCTTACCTGACCATTGAAGAATGCGAAAACGGCACGGTTCCCGTGGTGATCTGGGAGGTGACGGCTGCAGACGAAGCCGCCCTCGACCGTTATGAAGGATTCCCGACCTTTTACTACAAGCGGGATATCCGTCTCCAGTACAAAGGCATCCGGACAGGCAGACGCAGGACGGTGACGGCCTTTGCCTACATCATGCACGAGGACAGGCCGATTGGGATTCCCAGCAATCTCTATATGCGGACTTGCCTGGAAGGGTACGACGCCTTCCGCTTTGACAAGAATATTCTGGTTGACGCCTACGATAAATGCAGGGAGGTATGCGTATATGAAGGATAATGTGATCCGAATGGCGGTTTGCCCGATTTGCGGCAGGACCTACCACGGCGCCCCGGCACTTTCCAGAGAGGATAACAAAACGCTCATCTGCCCGGACTGTGGCACCCGACAGGCGCTCCAGTCCATTGGCGTGGAGCCGTCCGAGCAGGAGCAGATCATTGAGACGATCCACCGCCATACGCAGGAGTAATGTACACAGATTCCTTCGCTGATCTTTGTGCAGATTATGCTCAGAATTAACTTGCTATTATGTGGTTTTAGAGCGAATATATACACACCGAAAGGGAAAACAAAGAAACACGGAGGATGAAGACCATGACAATCAACGAAGCAATGAAAAAGTACAGACTGCCGAACCCAACCACCCCGGAAGACCTGGAATGCCGGTGGAGCAAGATCTTAACCTTCGGGGACAAGATCGTGATGGCGGGATATTTTTACAACGGACAGAACCGCCCCTGCTATTTCGGCGCGGCATACGAGTTCCTTACCGATGACCACACCTGCGAAGGGATGATCGGCCTGAAAGCAGCCAGCGGGGTTGAGTTTGAGGATGACGGCCACGCCATTGCCTGGGCGATGCATCAGTAAACAACAGCACAAACCAATAGCCTGAGATTGAGCCGGCCGGCTCTTTCTCTCGTACAGAACCATTTTGGAAGTCGCAGCGATGCGGCTTATTTTTATGCCATTTGGGAGGTGGTGTCTATGCGAAAACTGAAGAAATATAAGCCTACCAAGTTCATGGCGAAGACCTCGCACTATGATAAGGACGCCGCCGACTATGCGGTCATGTTCATCGAGTCCCTCTGCCACACCAAGGGCACCTGGGCGGGAAAACCCTTTGAACTGATTGACTGGCAGGAACAGATCATCCGCGACCTGTTCGGCGTGTTAAAGCCCAATGGCTACCGTCAGTTTAATACAGCATATATCGAGATCCCCAAGAAACAGGGCAAATCGGAGCTTGCCGCCGCCGTGGCGCTCCTGCTTCTCTGTGGGGACGGCGAGGAACGGGCTGAGGTGTATGGCTGCGCCGCTGACCGCAACCAGGCAAAGATCGTGTTTGATGTGGCGGTGGATATGGTGCGGTTCTGTCCGGCGCTTTCCAAGCGGGTAAAGATCCTGGAATCCCAGAAGAAGATCACCTACCTTCCCACCAACAGCTCCTACCAGGTGCTTTCGGCGGATGTGGCGAACAAGCATGGCTTTAATACCCACGGCGTAATCTTCGATGAGCTGCATACCCAGCCTAACCGGAAACTCTTTGACGTCATGCTCCAGGGCTCCGGGGACGCCCGGATGCAGCCGCTTTACTTTCTGATCACCACGGCCGGCAACGATACCAACTCCATCTGCTATGAGGTACACCAGAAAGCCATTGACATCGCAGAGGGACGGAAGGTTGATCCTACCTTTTATTCGGTCATTTACGGTGCTGCCGAGAATGAGGACTGGACAGACCCCAAGGTCTGGAAGAAGGCAAATCCTTCCCTGGGCATCACGGTGGGGATCGACAAGGTCAGGGCAGCCTGTGAATCCGCCCGGCAGAATCCTGGCGAGGAGAACGCTTTCCGGCAGCTAAGGCTCAATCAGTGGGTGAAACAGTCTGTCCGTTGGATGCCGATGGACAAGTGGGACGCCTGCGCGTTTCCGGTTTCCGAGGACGATTTGGAAGGCCGCATCTGCTACGGCGGGCTGGACTTGTCCTCCACCACGGACATCACGGCTTTTGTGCTGGTGTTTCCACCGCTGGATGAGGAGGACAAATACTACATCCTGCCCTACTTCTGGATACCGGAGGAAACCCTTGACCTCCGTGTCCGCAGAGATCATGTTCCCTACGATTTGTGGGAGCGCCAGGGGACGCTGATGACCACTGAGGGAAACGTGGTTCATTACGGCTACATCGAGAAATTCATCGAGCAGCTGGGCGAACGGTTCAACATCCGGGAGATTGCCTTTGACCGCTGGGGCGCTGTGCAGATGGTGCAGAACCTTGAGGGCATGGGCTTTACGGTGGTTCCCTTCGGGCAGGGCTTTAAGGATATGTCCCCTCCGACCAAGGAGTTAATGAAGCTGGTGTTGGAGGAGAAAATCGCCCACGGGGGACATCCGGTGCTGCGGTGGATGATGGATAACATCTATATCCGCACGGACCCGGCGGGCAATATCAAGGCGGACAAAGAGAAATCCACAGAGAAGATCGACGGCGCAATCGCCACCATCATGGGGCTTGACCGGGCGATCCGCTGCGGCAACGATACAGGCGCTTCGGTTTATGACAGCCGGGGGCTTTTGTTTATCTGAAAGGACGGTGATTCGATATGGGTATCTTTTCCGGGCTGTTCCGTTCCAGGGACAAGCCCCAGAACCGTACTGCAGGCAGCGCCTACAGCTTTTTCTTTGGAGGAAGCACGGCAGGCAAGCGTGTCAATGAACGCTCCGCCATGCAGATGACAGCGGTGTATTCCTGCGTCCGTATCCTGGCCGAAGCGGTGGCAGGTCTGCCGCTGCACCTCTACCGCTACAAGGAGGACGGCGGCAAGGAAAAAGCCATTGACCATCCGCTGTATCTGCTCCTGCATGACGAGCCGAACCCGGAGATGAGTTCCTTTGTGTTCCGGGAAACGCTCATGACGCACCTGCTTCTGTGGGGCAACGCCTATGCTCAGATCATCCGCAATGGAAAGGGAGAAGTGATCGCCCTCTATCCGCTGATGCCAGATCGGATGACTGTGAATCGTGACAGCAAAGGACAGCTATATTACGAATACACCGTCAGCATGGATGATGCTCCTACGATTAAGGGAAGCCTTGTCCGGCTGAACCCCTCCGATGTTCTGCATATTCCAGGGCTTGGCTTTGACGGGCTGGTGGGCTATTCCCCTATCGCAATGGCCAAGAACGCCATCGGCATGGCGATTGCCTGTGAGGAATACGGGGCGAAGTTCTTTGCCAACGGCGCCGCTCCCGGCGGTGTGCTGGAGCACCCCGGCACAATCAAAGACCCCCAGCGGGTACGGGAGAGCTGGCAGTCCACCTTCGGCGGCAGCGGCAACAGCAATAAGATCGCCGTGCTGGAAGAGGGCATGAAATACACGCCCATCGGCATCTCACCGGAGCAGGCGCAGTTTTTGGAAACGAGAAAGTTCCAGATCAATGAGATCGCCCGCATTTTCCGGGTGCCGCCCCACATGGTGGGCGACCTGGAAAAGTCGAGCTTTTCCAATATTGAGCAGCAGTCTTTGGAGTTTGTGAAATACACGCTGGAGCCCTGGCTGGTGCGCTGGGAGCAGTCCATCCAACGGACGCTCTTTTCTCCGGAGGAAAAGAAGCGGTACTTTGCCAAGTTCAATGTGGAAGGGCTGCTCCGGGGTGACTATGCCAGCAGGATGTCCGGCTACGCCACGGCGAGGCAGAACGGATGGATGAGCGCCAATGACATCCGTGAACTGGAGAATATGGACCGCATCCCGGCTGAGGAAGGCGGCGATCTCTACCTGATCAACGGCAATATGCTCCCGCTGGGAAATGCGGGTGCTTTTGCAGATACACAAACGGGAAAGGAGGAAAACCCCGATGAAGAAGTTCTGGAAGTGGAAGAACCAGGCAGCGATGGAGACAGCTCCGGCGGAACGGACGCTGTTCCTGAACGGCACCATCGCCGAGGAAAGCTGGTTTGACGATGACGTCACACCCCAGCTTTTTAAGGAGGAACTGATGTCCGGGGACGGCGATATTACCGTCTGGATCAACTCTCCCGGCGGGGACTGTGTGGCGGCCGCTCAGATCTACAACATGCTCATGGATTACCCCCATGATGTGACCGTAAAGATCGATGGCATCGCCGCAAGCGCAGCCTCGGTCATCGCCATGGCCGGCACGAAGGTGCTGGTATCTCCGGTGTCCATGATGATGATCCACAATCCCATGACGGTGGCGATGGGCGATACCGCAGAGATGCAGAAAGCCATCGAGATGCTTTCGAGCGTCAAGGATTCCATCATTAACGCCTACGAGATCAAGACCGGGCTGTCCCGCGCTAAGCTCTCCCATCTGATGGATGCCGAGACCTGGATGGATGCGAACAAGGCGGTGGAGCTTGGCTTTGCCGACGACGTCCTGCACCGGGCGGATATACCGGAGGATGTGGAGCCGCCTGCGGTGTCCATGCTCTATTCCAAAGCCGCTGTGGTGAATTCCCTTATGGATAAGATCGCAGCCAAATGCAGGACCAACCCTAAGAAAACTGAAAAACCCAACCCCCAGGGCCGCTCTTTAGACAGTCTTTACGAGCGGCTCAATCTTTTGAAGCATTAAGGAGGATACGACTATGACGATTTTGGAACTGCGCGAGAAGCGCGCGAAAGCCTGGGAAGCCGCCAAAGCCTTTCTGGATTCCCACAGAAATGATAAGGGCGTCCTGTCTGCCGAGGATGACGCCGCCTACACCCGCATGGAGCAGGAAATTACCGACCTTGGCAAGGAGATCGCCCGCCTGGAACGCCAGGAGGCGCTGGATGCGGAATTGAACCGTCCGGTGAACAAGCCCCTGACGGGTAAGCCTATGAACGGCAAGGAGGAGAATAAGACCGGCCGCGCCACGGATGAGTACCGGCAGAATTTCTGGAACATGATGCGCTCCAAAGCGCCTATGCCCTCTGTGGTAAACGCCCTGCAGATCGGTACGGATTCCGAGGGCGGCTATCTGGTGCCGGATGAATATGAGCGTACTCTGGTGGAGGCGCTGGAGGAAGAGAACGTGTTCCGCCAGCTCGCCAAAGTAATCCAGACCTCCAGCGGCGACCGCAAGATTCCGGTGGTGGCAACGAAGGGCACCGCATCCTGGATTGACGAGGAAGGCGCCTACACCGAGAGCGACGATTCCTTCGGCCAGGTATCCATCGGGGCCTACAAGCTGGGGACGATGATCAAGGTTTCCGAGGAACTCTTGAACGACAGCGTCTTTGACCTGGAAAGCTACATCTCCCGTGAGTTTGCCCGACGCATCGGCGCCAAGGAGGAAGAAGCCTTCTTTACCGGGGACGGCTCTGGCAAGCCCCTGGGCATCCTGGCTTCGAGCGGCGGCGCGGAAACCGGCATCACCGCCGCGTCCGCTACCGCCATTACGGCGGATGAGCTGATCGACCTGTTCTACTCCCTGAAATCGCCCTACCGCCGCAACGCCGTGTGGGTGCTGAATGACTCCACCATTAAGGCCATCCGCAAGCTGAAGGACAGCAATGGCCAGTACCTGTGGCAGCCTTCCCTGACCGCAGGCACGCCGGATACCATTCTGGGCCGTCCTGTGCGCACTTCCGCTTATATGCCCGCCATCGCCGCCAGCGCCAAGACCATCGCTTTCGGCGATTTCAGCTACTACTGGATCGCTGACCGCCAGGGGCGTTCCTTCAAGCGCCTGAACGAGCTGTACGCGGCAAACGGTCAGGTGGGCTTCCTCGCTTCCCAGCGCGTGGACGGCAAGCTGATCCTGTCCGAGGCCATCAAGGTGCTGGCACAGAAAGCATCGACATAACGGAAAGGGGGCGGCGGTGATGGACACTCTGCTGGAAAAAGTCAAGGCAAACCTGATTCTGGAGCATTCGGCGGATGATGCGCTTTTGCAGGGCTACATCACCGCCGCTGTTTCCTATGCGGAAAGCTACCAGCACGTCCCGGAAGGGACTTATGCTGAAAATCCCATGCCTGCTACCACCGAACAGGCGGTGATCATGCTGGCATCCCACTTCTACGAGTCCAGGGACGGTTCCACGGGCGGCTTTTTCGCGGACAATGTACAGGCCGGCCAGCAGGTCTGGAACACGGTCAACCTTCTGCTTCGGCTCGACCGGGAATGGAAGGTGTGACATGGGCTTTGGAAAGATGAACACCTTCATTTCGCTTGTGGAGAAACAGTTCACGCAGGATGATGAGGGATTCAAGACAGAAACGGATGTGACCGTGGCGGAGGTCCGGGCTTACCGGGAAGGCCGACATGGCAGTGAAAAATGGGCCAATATGGCGTCCTTTTCTACCGCCACCGACCTGTTCCGGTTCCGGGTAATCCCCGGCGTAGCAGTCACAACGGATATGCGCATCCTCTGCGATGGGCATACCTTTGAGATCACTTCGGTGGAAGACGTCAAAGGCCGGGGGATGTATCTGGAGATTATGGCGCAGGAGGTGAAACCCGGTGGCTAAGGTTCAGATGAAAATGCCGGACGACTTTCTGATGAAGGTGTCCAGGCTGGCGGACAAGACGGATGAGATTCTCCCGAAGGTGCTGGAGGCAGGCGCGGAGGTTGTGGAGGACAAGGTGCGCTCCAATTTGCAGGCGGTCATCGGCAGCGGGACGAAGTATGAGTCCAGAAGCACCGGGGAACTTCTGCGCTCCCTTGGCACTTCACCTGCCCTGCAGGATAAGAACGGTGATTTCAATGTAAAGGTGGGTTTTTCCGAGCCTCGTTCCGATGGCGACAGCAACGCCAAAATCGCCACCATCCTGGAATACGGCAAAAGCGGCCAGCCTGCCAAGCCATTCTTAAAACCGGCCCGGTCCTCTTCCAGGAATGCCTGTATCAACGCCATGAAGGCGAAGCTGGATGAGGAGGTGGAGAAGATTTGATCCTTTTATCGGAAATCAAGGCTGCGGTTACCGGCTGCGGCCTGCCTGTGGAGACGGGCGTGTTCTCCGATGAGCCGCCGGAGGAATATGTGGTGGTCACGCCTTTGGCGGACACCTATGAACTCCATGCGGATAACCTCCCAGAGTTTGAAACCCAGGAGGCGCGGCTCTCCCTGTTTACCAAAGGCAACTATCTGAAGCGAAAGGAGCAGCTTTCAAAGGCGCTTCTTGCCGCTGATTTTGTGATTACAGACAGGCGGTACATCGGCCATGAGGATGATACCGGCTACCACCACTATGCCATTGATGTGGCAAAACTGTATGGATTGGAGGAATGAACTATGGCTACCATTGGCCTTGATAAACTTTTCTACTCGAAGATTACCGAGGGTGAAAACGGCGACGAGACCTATGCCACCCCTGTGGCTTTGGCAAAGGCCATGACCGCCGAGCTTTCCGTGGAACTGGCGGAAGCTACGCTGTACGCGGACGACGGCGCGGCGGAGGTCGTGAAGGAGTTCCAGAGCGGGACGCTGACGCTGGGGGTGGACGACATCGGGAAAAGCGTGGCGGAAGACCTAACAGGGGCGGTAATCGATGAAAACGGCGTCCTGATCTCTGCGTCGGAGGACGGAGGCGCTCCGGTCGCTATTGGCTTCCGTGCCAAGAAAGCCAACGGCAAGTACCGCTATTTCTGGCTGTACCGGGTGATTTTCGGCATCCCTGCCACCAACCTGACCACTAAGGGCGAGAGCATCGAGTTTTCCACCCCGTCCATCGAGGGAACCGTGACCCGACGCAACAAGGTAGACGGCCAGGGCAAGCACCCCTGGAAAGCGGAGGTGTCCGAGGATGACTCCGGCGTGTCTCCCACGGTTATCACGGGATGGTACGATGAGGTCTATGAGCCGTCCTATGCGGATCAGACATCGGGCGCAGGCGGCGAAGGATAAGGAGGTTTTGAGATATGGATGAAAGAACTGCCACCGTCAATATCGGCGGGCAGGAATACGAAATGCTCCTGACCACCAGGGCGACCAAGGCCATCGCCGGCCGCTACGGCGGGCTGGAGAACCTGGGCGAGAAGCTGATGAAGGCGGAGAACTTTGAGATGGCACTGGACGAGATTGTGTGGCTGATTACCTTGCTGTGCAACCAGCCCATCCTCGTCCACAACCTGAAACACCCGGAGGACAAAAAGCCGGAGCTGACCGCCGAGGAGGTGGAGCTTCTTACCTCCCCGATGGAACTGACGGACTGTAAGGACGCCATCATGGAGGCCATGTACCGGGGGACAAAACGCAATATTGAAAGTGAGTCGGTGGGAAAAAACACGGCGGCCGGGTAAGCGATGAGGAATTGTTTACCCGGCTTTTGTATTACGGCATGGCGCACCTCTCCCTTCGCATGGACGAGGTGTGGCTCATGCCGTTTGGTCTGCTGATGGATTTGTGGGAATGTCACAGGCAGTTTTTAGGGCTTGCAAAGCCAAAGCAGGAACTGACCATTGACGATGTGATCCCATACGGAATTTAAGGAGAGGGGGTGCGGCTTGTGGCGGATAATTTTGGCCTGAAAATCGGCATTGAGGGCGAGAAGGAATTTAAAAAGGCTCTTTCAGAGATCAACCAGTCCTTCAAGGTGCTGGGTTCCGAGATGAAGCTGGTTTCCTCTCAGTTTGACGCCAACGATAAATCCATCCTGGCGCTTTCCGCAAGGAATACCGTTCTGAACAAAGAAATCGACGCCCAGCGCCAGAAAATTGAAACGCTGCGGGCTGCCCTCCAGAACGCTTCCGAGTCCTTTGGGGAAAATGACCGCCGGACGCAGAACTGGCAGATCCAGCTTAACAATGCGGAAGCTGCCTTAAACGGCATGGAGCGGGAGCTTTCAGCCAACGAGCGGGCGATGGAATCCCTTTCCCAGCAGGAAACGGAGGCGGCGGACGCCACAGAGCGGCTCTCCCAGGAGATTTCCCGGCAGGAGGATGAACTTGCCGGGATGAAACGCGCCTATTCCAACGCCGTGCTGGAGTATGGAAAAGGTTCCAGCGAGGCAAAGGAACTGGAAGGGCGTATTTCCCGGCTTTCCAGGGAACTGAGGGAAAACCGGGAGCGGATGAAGGATGCCGGGGATGTGGCGGAGGATTTCGGCGATTCCCTGGAGGACGCATCCAACAGGGCGGATAAATTGGGCTCCGGCCTTTCGGTCGCTACGGTGGCGATGGGCAACCTCATCTCTTCCGGCATCCAGGCGGCATTGAGCGGCATCCAGGAGCTTGGCAGCGCCATCTGGAACCTGGACGAAGCCACTGAGGAATACCGGGTAGCCCAGGGTAAGCTGACCACCGCCTTTGAAGCGGCGGGATACAGCGGGGACGCGGCACAGAAATCCTACACGGAGTTCTATAAAATCCTGGGTGATACGGACACGGCCACAGAAGCGTCCCAGCTCCTGGCGCAGCTTGCCCAGAACGAGCAGGACATTACCAAGTGGACAAATATCGCGGCCGGCGTCTACGGTACCTTTGGCGATGCACTCCCCATCGAGGGCATGATCGAGTCCGCCAATGAGACCGCCAAGGTCGGGCAGGTCACCGGTTCCCTGGCAGACGCCTTAAACTGGGTCGGCATCAGTGAGGATGCTTTCAATGAAAAGCTGGCAGCCTGTTCCAGTGAAAGTGAACGGAACCGTCTCATCATGGAGACCCTCTCCGGGGCCTATGACGAGGCAAGCGGCGCGTTCTACCGCAACAACGAGGCGCTGGTGGCGTCACGGGAAGGACAGGCGCAGCTTGACGAGACGCTGGCGGGGCTTGGGGAGACCATCTCCAATGTGAAGAACAGTCTCCGGGCGGAGTTCCTCCCGGCAATCTCAGAAGTCATCTCCGCCTTTACCGACATGGTAAACGGCGTGGACGGGGCGGATGAAGCCTTTGCCGGAGCCATTACCGGGCTGGTAAACACGGCGGTTTCCATGCTGCCACAGTTTGTGGATACCGGGATGCAGATGCTGACCTCGCTGCTCTCCGGTATCATCCAGAGCCTTCCGGCTGTGATGGAGGGCGCGGCGCAGATCATCGTCACGCTGGCCCAGGGCATTGCGGCGGCGGTTCCCACCCTGGTCCCACAGATTGTCCTGGTGGTTACCCAGATCGTGCAGACCTTAATCGAAAACCTGCCGATGATTCTGGACGCGGCATTGCAGCTCATCACGGGGCTGGCCCAGGGG